CGGCAATGTCAATATCAAGTTCAGGTTTTTGTTTAGCCAGGGCATCAAATATAATTTTTAAGATTGTTGGGGCTGATACTATGAGAATACCACCAGCAATTAATGATGGAACTTTTTCATTAGCCATTAATGTATTGATATTTTCGTGAATCTTATACCTGGATAAAGCGTCGCGTTGTCCTGGCGTAAGTTTCTTGATCTTTACGTCATCGGGTACGGCTTCGAATACCATTATTGACGAACCAAATGTTGACTGCAGTTTTTTGAGTTTGTGCTTAAACAGTGTAGAATGGATTCGTCAATCATCGTTTTTTCCGTCCTGCAGGAGTTTTCCTGAACGCTACTGCCATTTTCTTTAGGTTGATTTTATTGGATCTAGCGTATCGAAAGCGTGGTTTGTTACTGTTAGCCTTAACGTATTTGTTCCAGGCTGATAGTTTACGCTTCTTTGGTTTATCAAATACCCTGGCTACTCCTCTGGGAAAAGTTTCTCTATATTCAGCCTCTATCCTAGTTCCACACTCAGGACAATACTTCATTGGCATTAACTAACCTCCTTGCCTTCGACAACAACCGTCATTGCCCCATTCGGTCCTATTGCCTGGACTAGAATTCCTGTATTAGGTGGGATGGTATAGTACAGATTAGGGAATTGGGGCCCTAGACCTGCAATTTCTATAAGGAATTTACTTACATAGAGCGCTTCGCCATTGCCCGCAATAGACCAGGACAATGCATCCCCAGCGTCGCAACCACTGTAATCGAAGGAAACGTTTGTGACCACACTGTAAAAATGGTTTGGTGAAATAAAATCTAACAGTGTTGTACCCCCTGCGGTTAGGACTTCTCTACCGCTCCAGGCAAAGATATGATCCCTATAGAAATTAAGGCTAGGCCCCGTCGAAAGTGTCATTCTATCTTACCATGTATTCTACCAGTTGCCCAGACGGACCAATCGCTGGTTTGCGTGCTCTGTCCCTGTAAAGTAAATTTAAACAATGTATATGATGGAATAATCAACCGCATAGGGATTTTAGCATCCTGGTTCTCATCATAATTAGCGGCGTGTATCACTTCAATCATTGTAGTCCCGTTCAAATATGCACGGGCCTTAACGTCTACACCCCCACCACTTGCGCTACCATATTGGAGCCATAATTCTGTTAGATAATTTCCCGTGGTGAATTCCAGAAAACTCTTTTCGACTGTATTCGTTGTGGTTTGTTCGCCTGAGTAAGCATAGGCATGACTACCAACAATATTAAGGTTTAAACCAGCTGAAGCCGTGTTTTGCGGTCCATAACCTTTGCCCTCAGGCATTGTTGATTACTCGAACTGAATTGTACAGCTTGCGTCGATTGTGGCTGCAGTTGTTACAGCCATCTGAATATCCAGGGTGTTACCAGAAGTTACGCCCAGGGCGGTCTTTTCCTGTGTAACACAGTTAGCCACTCCAGTACCACCAGATGCGGCCTGTGCGATTGCTGGACCCATAAAGGTTGCATCTCCTTCTTGAAGTGCCGTACCCGTTAATTTGAATCCTGAACAGAAGTCTGCTCCAGTTCCAACGCTACTAACTCCCATGGAGATAGAACTTATTTGCGAAACTCCGCTTGGTACTACTAAACTTAAGCCAGAACTTGCGAACTGACTGGTCATGCTCTGGAACGATGTGGTCGCGCTCAACGCTGCACTCGTCCTCGTTACGACAATGCTCAAAATTATGCCCTCACTTTAATTGGTCCAAGGGAAGCCAAAACTGGTGATCCCCGTGAAAATGATTTAACTGCAGCTTTCGCTAAAAATGCCCCAATAAGGGTTTTAGTGATAGCTTGCTTATTGCCTTTTGCTGAATTTGATAAAGTTCTCAATCCATCATTAAGATTACCAGCCAGAAAAGATTTCATAGCTGCACCAGCGTTAGTTTGTTCTAAAAGAGCTAAAGCCGCCCCAGTCTCGATTATGTTAATTCCAAATTGCCTGGGTGCCCTACGTCTGGCACGCTTACGTCTGCGTACAACCATATACTCATATATGAGTAGGCCTTATTAAATGAGTAGGTAAACATTTTTGAGTAGGGCCTAGTTACTTTATATTTGACATGCTGTTTTTAGCTTGGTGAAATAATATGAAAAAGAACGAATTTCATTTTGGTGCAGCTTCAATAATGCGTGAAGTTCCACCTGGTCAGATTGCCGTGATCCAATTCAACGGCGCGCTCAAAGTTGTCGATACAGAATGGGGGGAGAAACTAAACTATCCCATCCTCTTATTTACACATCCTTCCTACGAATCCCCTCCTAAGGAAGGAATAGAGACAGCCTGGCAAAGTAACAGCCAGGCAGCACGAGACTTAGCAACCGCCCTGGAACAAGGTATCAAGGAGCTTAGCAAAGCATTCCACGATAATAGATGGAAGTTAACAAGGACAGAAGAGGGTACGTATTTTCTTGATGTGATACTATGAAGCGTAGATGTAATATTTGTCTGCAATCAAAGCAGCACACATCATCAACCAAACATAATAATGAAGTCACAATTTGTTATGCTTGCGAAGCGATCATTAAAAGAATTGTAAATGCTTAGCTCTCTTATCAGCGACTTTTGTTTTAAGGCATTTTAAAGGATTGAAGTGGAAGGTGGGGTAGGAATGGGTATAAAAGCGACCTACGGGCCGTTAAACCCTACTCCAACCCTAGCTTTGGGCTTGTTTGGGGCTTATTAGACCCTTGCTCTGCGCTTGTTGTGGCATTTAGTAGGCCTTCAACCCCCTGGCGCTTCATTAACATATCAGCGATAAACCCCATGATCGGGTTGTCCCTGGTTATCGCTTTGATTGTACTTTGTCCAGTAGCATCATCCAGTTTTTTACTGGCAGCACCAAGTGACCCAAAGAACGAGCTTTGGAACGTTTCGAGTTTATCATGCATTCTATCTTCGATTTCATTTATGACACTATCCAAAATTTCTAGAAGTTCGTCATCGCTTTCTCTACTTTTTGCCCATTCAACCCATTTATCTTTTGACAATCTGGCCACGTACGATGCAAACACAAAATAAAATAATGACCAGACAATCAGATATGCAAATAATTCAAGGAGTGTGATCTCCATTACTTCCCTATCAAATAATCTTGGTAATCGCTACCACTTCCGGCAGAATCAATATATTTTCGATAACCTGCAAAAGTGTATTTGCCATCTGTTCTGTAATGTATGTTAGACCCTCCTGCTGGTGGTCTTTCAACTGTCACTGGTTCGGGTGCTGGTGGACCGATAACGGTCTTTTGCCAGATAAGCCCTGAATCCTGTACAAGTTTGACTAATGGAATTAATGCCCCTAGATTCATCTTTTCACGTACTTGCTCCAGAAGTCCTCAATTTCGCCTTCGAAAACCCCACCAGTCGGACCCGACAATTCAAAAAAAGCTTCGCCAAAATCTTTAACGAAAGTAAGATAATTTATCCCTGCTTCGGCAATGTCAATATCAAGTTCAGGTTTTTGTTTAGC